AGGTGCATGGTCGCAGCTGCCGGCCTTGCAGCTCGACCCACCGCAAAGGTTCGCAAGCCGCAGCTCGGGATAGCGACATGACGACCTCGACGCGATTAGTCTGGGCCCGTGGGTCTGTTCACTCGTAAAGAGCCGCCGGCGTTCGGGACCAGTGCGCCGGTCACGGCCGCCGCTGGCTACGGTGGACGCCCTGGCCCGTTGAGCCAGTGGACCGTAGGGGCACAGGTTCAGCGGGCTCTGTCTATCCCCACGGTGTCCCGTGGCGTCGGTCTCATCACCTCGACCATCGCCGGCCTTGACTTCAAGACGTACACGCTCGGCTGGAACGGCGAAGAGTACGAGCGCAACTACATCCCGAACGAGACATGGATGCAACGGCCGAACCCTGAGCTCACGCGGAGCTTCATGATCTCCTCCACGGTGCAGGATCTCATGCTGTGGGGCCGAGCCTTCTGGGTCAAGATGACCGAATACTCGACCGGCTTCCCCGCGTCGTTTATGTGGATACCACACGAGAACGTGTACACGCCGAACGACGCCGGCCCCGAATGGTTCCGCATGCCCGACGACATCGAGATCAACGGCGTCCCGATCGACCCCGCGAACGTCGTCACGTTCCTGTCACCGATCAACGGCATGCTTTGGACCGGCAACCGAGCGATTCAGATCGCCACAGAGCTGGACGCGGCCGCGCTACGTTTCGCCACCAACGCCGGCGGTATCGCCTCGGGCTACCTGCAGCAGAAGGACTCGGGTGAACCGCTCGGAGGCGAAGACCTGACCGAGCTAGCTCAGGCATGGGCAGACGCCCGCGGCAAGCTCGCAGTCGGCGCCCTGAACAACCTGGTCGAGTGGCGCGAGAGCTCGATCGACGCCTCCAAGCTGCAGCTCCACGAAGGCCGGCAACACGCCGCGCTCGAGCTAGCCCGCGTCCTTCAGGTACCCGCATGGCTCGTCGGGGTCTCGATCTCAAGCATGACGTACCAGAACTCGCAGCAGGCACGGCAGGATCTCATCCTGTTCGGCGCGAAGCCGTACATCGACTGTCTGCAAGAAACACTCTCACTCAACAGCGTCATCCCGAATGGTCGCTACGTCGAGCTCGACGTTGTGAACTACATTCGAGATGTGGAGAACGCCGCAGACACACAGGAGCCCGAGGCATGACCACAATCCGCATGACCGCCCAAGCGGTCACCGTTGACGCAGCTGCCGGCGACGAACCCACCCGCACCATCACCGGCATCGCCGTCCCGTACGGGGTCGACGCTGTGGTGATGGGCGGCCAGACCGTCCGTATCGAGGCCGGCGCCCTGCCGATCGACGGCCCCGCGCCACGGCTCCTCGAGCAGCACGACACCAACCGTGTCGTCGGTCTCGTCACCGAGCGCAGCGACACCGAGGAGGGCATGATGTTCTCCGCGAAGATCGCCGAAACCAGCGCCGGCGATGACCTGCTGGCGCTGCTCAAGATGGGCGCATACGACTCTGTGTCGGTCGGTATCGAGCCGATCGACGTTGAGCAGGACGGCAAGACCACCGTGGTCAAGGCCGCCAACTGGTCAGAACTCTCCGTGGTCTACGAACCCGCGTTCGCAGACGCGAAGATCACCCAGGTCGCCGCCTCCGCTGAGGAGGAGGAGATCGAACCACAACCCGATCCAGAGGAGGATCAAATGTCCGAAGAGTCCACCCCAGAGGTCGTGGAGGCCGAGCCCGTGAAGGCTGAAGCCCCCGCAGAGCGACCCACCACCGTGTTCGCACAGCCCCGCAAGCTGCAGCTCCCAGGAGTCGGCGAGTACATCATCGCCATGCGTGAAGGCGGCCACCGCTGGCATCAGATGAACGAGAACATCCGCGCTGCCACCGGCGACGTAGTTGTCTCCGACGCGGGCGGCCTGGTGCCCACGCCGGTCGTGCAGCCCTTGTACGACGACATTAACGCGCTGCGCCCGATCGTGTCCGCGCTGGGCGCACGCTCGATGCCCGACGCCGGCTCGACCTTCTTGCGTCCGAAGATCGCCAACCACAGCGGCGTCGCGGTGCAGAGCTCCGAGCTCGGCTCCGTCAACACTGCAGACTTCGACATCTCGAACGTCACCTTCACGAAGAAAACTTTTGCGGGCACATTGTTGCTCTCAGAACAGGTCATCGATTTCAGCACTCCGTCGATGCTGCAGGCAGCAGTCAACGACCTCGCCGGCCAGTACGGTCTCGCCACCGAGGACTACGTTGTCGACCAGATGGCGGCGGCGATCACCAACTCGCAGGAAGTGATCGTGACCGACGCGACGAGCTCGAGCGAGTTCATCGCCGACATGTACACCGCAGCTGCTTCAATCGCGACGACCGGCAACTACTTCCCGAACGCACTCGTCGTGTCACCCGCGAAGTGGGCAACGCTTGGCAGCTTGGTCGACGGCGACGGCCGGCCATTGTTCCCGCAAGCAGCGCCGTCAAACTCGGCCGGTCTGCTGCCCGACGGCGTGACCGCCGGCAACGGCAACCCGCTTGGCCTGAGCCTCGTGGTGTCGAACCAGATCGGTACGCAGGCGATCGGCAACAAGACCGCCACCGAGTACTACTGGCTTATGAACACCCGCGGTGTCGAGTTCTACGAGAACTACAAGGGCTTCCTGCAGGTCGCCAGCGCCACCACGCTCGGCCTTCAGGTCACCGTCCGCGGCTATGTGGCATGCGAGGTGCTCGATGTCAACATGATCCGCGTGCTCGGCCCCGACGCCACCTTCTGAGCCCCTGAGGACTGCACGACGCTATGGCTACCTTCACTGTCACACATGCGTGGCGGCTTGATGGCTATGGCGTCGTGCAGGTCCTCGAGCATGTCGACGGCCTCATTGTTGGCTCCGACATCAACATCAGCGGCCTTGCGAGCACACAGCTCAACGGCAACCACACGGTCTACAGCCTCGAGAACTACAGCTTCACTGGCGTCACCGACGAAGGCGATCTCGTGTTCAACACGCAGATCGACCGGCCGAACCAAATCCTGTTCGCCGACACCGGCGACGACATCGACCGGCAAACAGACAGTGGCACCCTGCAATACACGCCGACCTGCACCTGGATCGACAGCGACGATGTGATCGAATGGCTCGGCATTGACGGCGCCACCGCGAACGACACCGCGTTCGTCGCCACCTGCGTGTCAGCTGCCAACGCCTTCTGTTCAAGGCGGCGACGCAGCGCCGGCTATTTTGACGCGCTGAACACCGCGCCAGATGGATCGGTCAAGCTCGGGACTGTCATGTACGCAGCGATCCAGTACCGCTCACGCGGATCGGTTGACGGCTACGCATCGTTTCAGGACTTCAACCCGCAGCCAGTAGGCACGCTCGGCCAAGTGCTCCAGCTCCTCGGCTGCGGTAGACCGCAGGTCGGATAATGGCCGGCAGCGGCTTCTTGGTCGACGCGATCGCTGAAGTGAAGACGGCGATCACCGCGGTCGGTCTGATGCCCGTCACCGACCCTCGCAATGCTCGGCCGTTGTCCGCGTTCATCGAGGCGCCACGCTTCTCGAGCTTCAACAACAACATCGCAGACATCACCATCATTGTTCGAGTGCTCGCACCGCCTCCAGGCAACGACGACGCCCTCCAGTACCTAATGACCAAAGTGGACGCGATGATGGGCAGCAACCTCGCGGTCACTGCCGGCGAACCATCCACCGCGATCATCGGCGAGCAACAATTGCCCGCCTATGATCTCACCATCAACCTCTCAACAAGGAGAGCCTGACATGGCAACAGTAACCAACCTCACACAACCGTACTTCGAGATCGACAGCAACGACTTCAGCGACCAGTGCACATCGTGTTCGATCGCCTACGAGGTCGAGGCGCTCGAAGCCACGACCGTCGACGACTCGGCCCGCAACTACGTCGCCGGCCTGCAGAACAACGAGATCACCGCCACGCTATTCATCAGCTACGGCGCGACCGAGGTCGAGGGCATCCTGCAGGGCCTGATCGGCACCACGTTCGACACTGTGGTCGGCGCCACCGGCTCCGTCGCAGCTGCCGACAATCCTGTCTACACGCTCACCGGCGGATACCTGGCATCGTTCACCCCGATCAATGGCGATTTCGGCACACTGTCCACCGTTGACATCACCATTCAAGGCGGTGCGCTCACCCGAGCCGTCGCCTGAGCTAGCAAAGAAAGGCGCACACAATGCAGCTCACACTCCGCGTCGACATCGGCGATGGCCCAGAGGACGTTACGACGACCCTCTGGTCCATCGTCGCATGGGAGCGCAAATACAAGACCAAAGCATCGGACATGGCAAAGGGCCTCGGAATGGAGGACCTGGCATATCTGGCCTTTGAGGCCAGCAAGGCAGCGAAGAAGGTCATGCCGGCCGTGTTCGACGATTACCTCAAGAAGATCATCAGCCTCGAGGTCGTGTCGGAGGACGCGGACCCTACCCACGGGGCACCAGACGACGCCAGCTAGCCGAGCTACTGGTACACCTGCACTGGTGGCCCCCTGACATAGAGTTCGATAGCAAGGATCTCCAGACGGTCCTCGCGGTACTTGAGGAGCAGAACAGGAAGGCGAAACAACGTGGCAGGACGAGGTGATGCACTCACACTTGAGATGCTGAACGATGCCGTCCAGTACGACGTCACTCGCCTCATGTCCGCGCTCGGCAAGATCGACCCTGCTCTTCGTCGAGCGACACAAGCCAAGATGAAGCTCGCAGCCAAGCCGATGGTCGCCGAAGCACGGAGCCTGGTACCTGAAGATTCTGGCCTCAACTGGGGCAGGTGGACGACACCCAAAGGCAGCGAGATCGGCGCATACGACGCGAAGAAGATCCGACGCGGCATCAAGGTCACCTACAAAGGCCCAAGCAAACGAGACCGCGGCAAGGAGATTTTCCCGCTGCTCACTTTGCAGAACACCGACGCTGGCGGCGCGATCTTTGACATCGCCGGCAAGGCCAACGGTGCCGGCAAAGGATCAGAGAACAGGCGTCGCGGTCGAGCAATGATCGCCAAGCTCCGAGCTGACAACGGTCACGCTTCCCGCGTTGTGTGGCGTGCAGCTGAACGACACCTTCCCACGGTGCAGCGCGGCGTCGCTGACGCGATCAAAGACATGGAAGAGGCCATTCAGGCCCGCATCGACAAGGGGACCGGCTGATGGCTATCAAGGTTCCGATCCTTTCCGAATGGAACCCTAAAGGGATCGACAAAGCGAAAGCAGACTTTCAGAAGCTAGAGAAGACCAGCCAGAAGGTCGGCTTTGCTCTCGAAAAGGCTTTCGTGCCTGCCACGATCGCGCTCGGTGCGCTCACCGCAGCTGCAGGCGCATCTGTGAAAGCAGCTGCAGAAGACGCAGCTCAACAGGCCGAACTCGAGCGGCAGATCATCGTGTCAACCGACGCGACCAACGCACAAGTCGACGCGCTGCACGACTTCATCAACGCCCAAGAACTCGCAAGCGCTGTATCAGACAGCGAACTTAGGCCCGCTCTCGCAATCCTGGCACGCCACACAGGCGACCTTACGAAAGCGCAAGACTTGCTGTCACTCGCGCTCGACGTCAGCGCCGGCACCGGCCGCGATGTGTTCGACGTCGCCGAACGGCTAGCCGAAGGCTACACAGGCGTGCTCACGCCACTCGAAGAGCTTGACTATGGCCTAGTCGCTGCGATCGAAAGCGGCGCCACATTCGACGAAGTAGCTGCCAGCCTCGCCGACACATTCGAGGGAGCTGTCGCGACAAACGCCGACACCGTGGCCGGCCGTTTCGCACGCATGCAGGTCACAATGGACCAGGCACAGGAAGCGATCGGGATGGCGTTGCTGCCCATCCTCGAAAAGCTTGTGCCCGTTCTCGAGGACGTTGCGACGTTCGTCGGCGAGAACACCGAGCTCATCATCGGGCTCGGCGTCGCGGTCGGCACCGTCGCCGGCATTATCGTCGCCTACAACGTCGCGATGAAGCTCTACGCGGTCGCCACAGGCATCGCCAGCGCAGCCACAGCAGTGTTCAACGCGATCCTCGCCGCAAACCCCGTGGTGCTAATCGCCCTAGCTATCGCCGGCCTTATCGTGACGCTGATCGCGCTCGAAAAGAAGTTCGGCGTGGTCACGAAGATCATCGAAGGCGTCAAAATCGCATTCGACGCTGTGAGCGACGCTGTGGCATGGCTCGCCGGCAAGTTCGTCGACTTCATCAACACGCTCATCGACGTAGCGAACAAGATCCCGTTCGTGTCGATCGACAAGCTCACCAACGTGTTCAAGGAGCAGGCGATCATTGTTGAGGACGAGCTGACGCCGGCGATCGAAGGGTACGGCAAAGCAGAACTCGAGCTAGCCGAGATGATCGCCGAGGCTGCCTACCAGCAGCAACTTGCAAATATCGACTACAGCGAAGCCGAGAAACTCATGTCGGAGCTGCACCCGACGCAGGATGAGGTGCGCGACGCGATCGAACGCATGAACCGGCAAATGGACCGGCACATCGACAACCAGGAACGCATCAACAACCTGAACACCGACTTGATCGACACGTTTGACAAGCTGTTCGACAGGTTCGACAACCGGCGAGCCGTGCAAGACTTCTCCGACGCGATCGAAGAAGCCCGCACCGCTATCGACGAGTTTGGCGAAGGTTCCCGCGAAGCCATCGAAGCGTCCGAGGAGATGTACATAGCGCTCGGCCAAGTCATCAACGAGCTCGACAACATTCCCGCGACGAAACAGCTGAAACTTCTCGCCGAACTCGACCAGGGCATGTACGACGAAGTGGTAGCCCAGCTGCAATACTTGCAGCTCCTCGCCGACCTCGACATGACCGTCCTCGAGGCCGCCAGCCCATTCTTCATGAACCCCGTCGATGTCGCACCCGCCTCCGCGCTCCCAGCCACACCCAGCAGCGAGTTCGCCAACTTCGCAGGATTTACAGGTGGGAGCACCGTGAACATCTACATGCCGGCCGGCACCGATAGCGAAGAAGTCAGCAAAGCAATCCAGAAAGCAACCCGCGACAAGGGCGCAGTGCTCGCGACGACTACAGGCAACAACACGCGCATATGACGATCAGCACGAGCTGGAGCATTGAAATCGGCACGAAAGGGTCGCTGACAGAGTTCGTGTCGCGCACCCTGGGCTTCAGCACGCGCACGAGCCTCAACCGAGGCCAGATGGGCACCGGCAACGCAGTCATTACTTTAGACAACAACGACGGCGCTCTGACACCGAACGCCGGCGGCACCTACAGCAGCGTCGACTGGTTCAGCCAAGCAGTGTTTATTGAATGCACCGTGACGGACGGCACGAACAGCGAGACAGTGCCAGTGTTTCATGGTGGCGTTGAAGCATTCACAGTGAACGACAACGGCACTAACTCGACGGTCGACATTACTGTCAGCGACATTATGACAATTATCGGCCGAACTCCCACTAGCTACACAGGTTCCGACAGTTTTCTTGACGGACCAATCGGCGCAGTGTTGCGAGTTGGCAATGGTCAAACGACTCCATTTATCCCAGCACTAGAAACACCGAAATATGGCGCCACAGCGACCAGGTTCTTGTCAGCACCAGAGGCGTGTGGTCGTGCAACAACACAAGGCACGAACACAGGGCCCGACTACGCAATCACGTTTGCGGGGATAACAGCAGGCGAGATCATCAACACGCAGATCATGCCGTCAGGGCCACACTACGGCTGGCCGACGTTCTTCAAGTTTACAACCGGCGCATACGACTTGACATTCTTCTTCGGTTTGGCGACATCCAAACTCAACAGGCGCAACAATGTCGCACCACCAGACGCGAACAAAACAGGCGCTATCCACTACACGCTCGTGGACAACCCGACCGGCACCCAGCTCACACGCAACACAGTCCAGGCCGGCTGGAACGTCGACGATGTACGAAACTCAGCGGAGATCAAATATTGGAATGATCCATTGGTCGTCACCGCCGATAACTCGACTTCGAGCGACAAGTACGGCGTGTCAGATGTCAGCGTTCTCCAGTCAGCGATCCAGACAGACTCGGCCGGTGAGATGACACGGACAGCGAACCGCTGGGCGAAACAATACGACCAGCCAAAATACGCAGCGCAACAAGTCATCATTCGACAGTCAACCCTTGTCGAGAAATGCGCGGACGCTGCATATGAGTCTTATGCGGACCTGCTCGACGTTCGCAGCGGTATCTGGAACACCGCGAGCGTCACCTACACACCAACCGGCGCCAGCACAGCGGTCACAGACAACACCGTCATCTTCGGGCGGACGATCCGTGTCACACCATCAGACACCATCATCACCCTCGACCTGGTGCCGGCCGCGAACTACCAGTACCTTGAGCTCGACTCGGCGGTGTTGGGAATACTTGACGAGAACCGGCTCGGCTAGGCTGACACCATGACCGCACCCGGCGATTTCTCCAGCGGCGACGTACTCACCGCAGCCGACATGAACGACCTACCCGCCGGCATTTTGGGCTTCAATGAAAACACATCGTCCGTGTCGCTAAGTACGTCACCAGCAAACTTGACGTCTGTGACGTTTACGATTAGTTCGACGCGAACTGTTTTATTGAGTGGCTATGTGCCAGTAATTGACTCGGCACCTGCACAGTTATTCGTTTATGTGGGCATCAGGCCATCTGGTGGCGGTGCGATACAACTAGCCGTGAGTGGAATTAGCCCAAGCGATGCGCGTGCAACATCGGTGAGCATCCAGCGCATTATTTCGCTGACTGCGGGCACGTACACCTATGAATTGTACGCGAACACTGGTTCAAATACTTGCACGGCGTATGCAGCCTCTGCTTACCGTCAGACATTGGCAGCGATTGATTTAGGTGATTGACATGGAATGTTTTTTTGTCGAAGGCCGCGACTTAGAGCAGCAGATGCGTTCGCAACGGAACGCGCTGCTATCGGGGTCGGATTGGTCGCAACTACCTGACGCACCGTGCGACCGGCAGGCGTGGGCTGTGTACCGGCAAGCCCTCCGCGACGCACCGGCAACATGGACACCTGGCCCAACGTGGGACGCACCCGAGCCGCCGGCATGATCGTCATGGTTATCATCCTCGCCGCGATCGCGGTTGGGGCCATCATCTCAATAGTGGAGAACTAGACATGAACCTCACGAACCCACCGAAGGCGCTAATTGCGATGGTCGCCATGATTGTCATCGCCGTGCTCATGGTCGCCGACTCGATCGCGAACGAGGCCGGCACTGGCATGCTCGGCACCATCGTCGGTTACGCGGTCGGCAACGGCATTGCAGCCAAAGGTGGCAAAGATGTCCAGCCGATCATCGGCAAGAAGGCCGAGCAGTGAAGTACCACAACTGGCACCGCGACACGCCAGCTGCACCGTTCACTACCTGCTCCCCGAACCTGCAACAGATCCGCAGATACGCGGAGAAGACCTGGGGCTTCTGGTATCTAGGCTGCTACGTCAAGCGCCCAATCCGCGGAGGCACCCGCTGGAGCAGCCACGCCTTCGGCGCCGGCCTCGACCTGTCCTACCGTGCCACCGAGGATCACACAGACACACCAACGCGCGAAGCCGTCGAGACTGTGATTATTCCGTGGCTCGAGGAGAACGCCGAGCTGCTCGGCATCCAACGGATCCATGACTACTGGGCGAAGCGTTACTGGCAGATCGGCAAGGGCTGGATCAACCGCCCGCCAGGAGGCAAGAACGACCACATCCACCTCGAGGTCAACACCGAGACCTGGCACTGGGACACCTCAATCGAAGACCGCCTGACCAGCGGCCCACCTGCAGCTGCAGCCGCGAGTCCGACCTTCACTGCAGCTCAGGTGCCGGCCTACCCTGGCTCAAGCACCAAGAAAGGCTCAAAGGCAAAGGCCCGCGTAAAGCAGATCCAGCAGGCGCTCACCGACAAGGGCTACAAGGTGGGACCCGTCGACGGATCGTTTGGACCGATGACCGACGCAGCTGTGCGCGACTTCCAGAAAGACGCCGGCGAGTACGTCGACGGCATCGTCGGACCGAAGACCTGGGCGGCACTCTTCGGATAATGCTTGCATGACGTAACACCCCGAGTGCATAATGAACCTCCCACAACACATACGGAGGTTCCCCATGATCCGTCTAGCCCTACTAGGCATCGCCACCGCCGGCCTGCTCGTGCCGGCCTACCTTGATAGTCCAGAGAACTACGAGCACGACGCGCTACTCCCCACGACATCGGCCGCACCAACAACGACCGGCGCCGTTGTTGTGGGAACCTCCACGGCGCCGCAGGCAAGCCCCACCACTTCCATCACTGTCACCGCGACGACACGGCTGCCGTCGACAGTGCCGACCACCAGCATCGACCTACCTCCCGATGCCAGGTGCTCGGAGTGGTGGGGCTTCGCCGCCACATGGTGGCCAGACGACGAACTGGCGACGCTCGACCGCGTGATGTGGAACGAGTCCCGCTGCCAGCCAGACGCGATCAGCCGCACGAAGGACTACGGGCTGCTGCAGATCAACTGGGCCACCTGGAGCACGTTTGTGACCGAGCTTGGCTACACACGCGACCAGCTGCTGAACCCAGCGGTCAACCTGCTCGTCGGCCGCCTGATCGCCCTCGAGGCCGAGAAACTCGGCTGGTGCACGTTCCAGCCGTGGCACATGAGCGGAGGCTACGGATGCTGACCGCGAAGGAATACCAGCGTTTCATTCGTAAGACCGTCCCTACTGGCGGATGTTGGCTGTGGACCGGCTGCAAGAACGAGAAGGGTTACAGCTACATAGGGCTCCGAGGCAAGAACAGACGCGCCCATCGAGTCGCATACGAACACTTCATAGGTCCCATACCTGCCGGCCTTGTCATCGACCATCTGTGTCGCAACCGAGGCTGTGTCAACCCGCACCACTTGGAAGCGGTCACCGTCAAGGAGAACACGGCACGCGGTCCAGCATCAAACGAAGCCAAGACGCACTGCAAACACGGTCACCCGTTCAGCGGTGCCAACTTGAAGCTCAGAGAACGCGACGGACGCATCGAGCGAGTCTGTCTCGCATGCGTCAAACGAAACAACACAAAGAAAGTGCAGCCATGAGCCTAGAAGATTACGAACCAGTAGCAGCCCGCCTGGACCGCTGGCTGAACCAGTGCGGAGCTCGAGAAGTGACCGGCCGAGTCATTACCGAGCTCCTGCACCGCACCGACGATGTTGCAGTGTTCAAGTGCGAGCTCTACGAAGACGACGTACTGGTTGCGGTCGGCCATGCCGAGGATTACCGCAGCGGCCGCGGCCCCACCTCGACCAATTGGTTCGAGGTCGCCGAAACCAGCGCCGTCGGTCGAGCCCTCGCCAACGCTGGCCTCGCAGGCTCCAACCCTGACCGCCGGCCTTCACGCGAAGAGATGACAAAGGCCGTAGCAGGCTCTAGAAGGCCACAGGAGCCCCGTAACGAGCCGATCCGCACTGTGGCACCACAGAACAGCGGACGGCGCTCACAGCCCACAGAGAAGATGGCCGGCTTCTATCGCAAGCTGTGCGAAGAACGGGGCTGCGACGTAGACCCTGCTGCACTGGAAGACTTTGACCTGTGCAGATCCGAGATAGACCGCCTCAAGGCTGGATCGCCAGCATGACATTCCACACTCAGCTCAACTCGCACATGTCCGAGAAGGACTGGCAGAAGATGGTCACCGAGACCGCCGACTGGTTCGGCTGGATCTACTACCACAGCCGGCCGGCGCTGACGCAGGCGGGCAAGTGGGCGACTCCGCTCCAGGGGCTCGCCGGCTTCCCCGATCTAGTACTGGTGCACAAGACCCGCGGGCTCGTGTTCGCCGAACTGAAGAGCCAGAAAGGCCGGCTCTCCACCAAGCAGGAGCACTGGATCGACCTGCTCGAGTTCGCCGGCGCCGAAGTGCATGTATGGCGCCCCACAGACTGGCCGGCGGTCCTGCGCCGGCTTCGTAACAACCCAGGAGGTACAAAGTGAAACAACCACGACCCGAGGTCTGGCGCACAGTAGGCACCAGCACCAGCTACGCCGGCCTAGTCGGCGCGCTCGAAGTGCTCGAGCACCACGCCCGCCGGCTCTGCCACGAGTACCCAGATGACTACAAGTTCGACGGCCTTCGCAACATCCTGTGTTCGATTGACGAGCTTGAGGCTGCCGGCCGTTTCGGTACTGTCGTTACCGATAAACGTGAACAGGCTATGAGCCAGCATCCATCTCGAAAAAACAGGGACTTGACAAGCCCACTAGACTCCCCCAACACTTACCCCACCCAGCCAGCTACGCAGCCCTCGGAGGCTACGGAGAGGCAAGGAGCGGACGGCTGATGCAGATCAACGAAGCACGCTCACTCCTCGACGCCTGGACGGTACGAATGAAACCCTCCACGCCACCCTTCAGAGGCGACGACTACACCAAAGAGCAATGGATCAAACGCCTCGAACTCGTCAGCCAAGACGTAGCCCGAGCAGCATGGCGCTCCTGGCTCAACGCCGGCCACGCTAAATGGCCGAACCTGTACCAACTTGAGGACGAGCTACGCAAGCACGCCGGCGTAGGCGACCTCGGAGACTGCTCATGGTGCAACAACACAGGCTGGATCGAAGCCGACGCCTTCGAGGCCCGAGGGGTCATGTACGAATGCAGCGAGCCATGCAAATGCGACCACGGCAAGATGGTCGAACGCTCCCCCATCTGGAGAGACCGGCCACAGCTGTGCCCAGCATGCAACGGCGTCGGATACTTCGCCGGCCATGCACCCGATGACGACGTGGACCCATGCTTCGAGTGCAACGGCGACGCCATTGCCACGAAGAGCGCACTGGCCCGTATGCGAGAGCTCCGAGCACAACTAGCGAAGTGAGATGGGAAGCAGAGGCAGCATGTCACGGCATGACTCACCTCTACTTCCCACGCAACGGATCAGCCAAGCGAGCCCTTGCGATATGCGCCGAGTGCCCAGTGCTCAAACAATGCAGAGCAGAAGCCCTCGAGCTGTCCAGCCGTGTCACCCTCCACGGCGTATGGGGAGGCATGACACAAAGGGAACGCGAAGCCATCACCGGCCGGCACACAGGAGCATGGGTAGATGAGTAAAGAAACGAACAAGGTCTACAACACGGCACGCTGGAAGAAGCTCAGAGTCCAGGTACTCCAGGAGGAGGGCTACCGCTGCCACTGGTGCGGAGGCAAAGCAACCCAAGCAGATCACCTGCTCGAGCTCGACGCCGGCGGAGATCCATACGAACGCACCAACCTTGTCGCATCCTGCCGGCCTTGCAACGCGAAACGAGGGAGCGCGTACCAGCACCGAAAGAATGCGAAACGTGTTACTGCTTTTTGGGAACCAGATCGAAGCAC